TATGGAAGTCCAGAAATATATCTAGCGCCTTGCGCTGGTCCACCATCTGTGCGTTGTGATAAAGCACCAGGTCCTGACATAGGTGCAGGATTCTCTGGCTTACGATAACCGCCTTGCTGTGCCATTAGTCCTCATCCTCATCATCATCATATGGAATACTATCGATTTTATTTGGTAGGTCTGGAATAATCCAGTCTGGATATGAATTTCTATCCTGAATCATTGTTATAGCAACACCTTCAGAAAAACCTGCAGTGCGTAATGCTTTGTAATATTCATTTACAGCAATGCAGTATTTTTCTAATGGAGTGTAGTCATCACTTTTAACAGTACGTACTCTTGTTGGTTTCTTGCGTGGAGCCATGACTATCCCCCTTAAATTACTCGTTGCTGTCTAACTTGTGCCGAACCTGTTGCTTCACCGCTAGAATTTAAACGGCTAAGCAGCATCTGTAAATCTGGTCGTCCTTCTGCAGGAGCGCCTCCTACTGGAGCGCCAGGAGCAGAGGGGACGGGTTGCTCAACTGCAGCCCCAGCAGGAGGATTCTCTGGTGTAAACACTTCCTCAATAACATCCTCAATAGACTTGCCTTCTTTACGTCCCTTGATTGCCATAGCAATCTTTTGAATAATAGGCAATGGGTCTTGTCCCTGAGTTGCTAACTGTGGAATTGTTTGTGTATATGCTTGCAGTGAGCCAATGAGAGCCTTGCGAAGTTTTTCAACTTCAATCTTCTCTTGCTCTTGTGTGACGTTAATACCAAACGGCATTTCTCGTTGAGCCAAGTCAACTGAGATTAAGTCGCCACCCAAAGCCTGCAACATAAAAATAAGTCCCTGTGCTGGGTTTAATCCAGCAAGCATTCCATATCTGACATCTGCAGAGTAGTCACCCTTAATGTCTTTAGATGGAGTGTATTCAATAGCGTATGGTGAACCAGCATCTACGCCACGAACTGTCTTCTTAACATCAAATACAACTTCATCAACACAGAAGCATGTTGAAATAACATTCTTAAGTGCTGAAGCAAAGATAGCCTGAGCAGATTTAACCTGCGTATCAAATCCACCCATAAGGGCTTGAACGCCCTGTCCCGTAATAATCGAAGCATCTACGTTACCAGTACGTGACTCTGGATAACGTGTTCCTGTGCGTAGTTCACCTTGAAGTATCTGCTGTTCATTGAATGCACCAGCAGGGATAGGAAGTTCTACACGGCGAACGCCAGCAGGATTGTTGGTGCGGATTACTCCATCTCCACCAAACTCAAACTCTTGAACGTCACTAGGCAAGACGATAGGTGACTGAACAGACTTCTCTGCTGCTTCCATTGCAAGTAATGCAAAACGATTGCGAAGCAACTGAATACCGAGTACGTCATCAAACTGTCCACGCATCTCGCCATCAACAGATGGGCGACGTGCAATGTGAACTAGCATCTTCTTGACTGGGTTTTCCGCAACAGATACTGGATAGTTATTGCGCTCTGGAATATAAATTACAGACTGCTCTTTATCATAGTATCGAATGACAGTTAGGTAACCATTCATATCTTGGTTATAACCATCATCACCAAGAATGCCTTCTTCGTGTTCAGGGAACTGAGCACAAAGTTCTGCCATTGTCATGCGGTATTTTTTAGCAAAAGCAACGCAGCGTCCATAGCGGTCATACTCTGGGTAAGCACCTACAGGGTTTTCTATGCGGATACGCGGCAGTTTTGCTTCTTCGTCGAACTCAACAATGAATGGGACGAAACCAAATGTGATGTACCAGTCTGCACCAGTATACATCTGCACTTGCAGGTCTGAATTAATGAAGTAGTTAGAAGCAATACGAGTTCGCTTGTCAGCAAACTTGCGTGATTTATCTTCTACTTGGTTAATTGCAGAACAGTTAATAGCAGGAAGCGGAGCCATTACCTCAGAGAGGTCGCGTGCAACAATGTCAATAAAGTTTGCAACTACGTTTGCATCAACACCATCTGGAAAGAAATCAGGATATACGCTAGAAATCTGACCACGACGTACTGCTAGAACATCTTCATGTCGTGAATCGCGCTCGCGGGCGCGGTGTTTAAGCGACTCAACACGCGCCGCAATCTGCTTAATTGTTAACATTTGTGTCCTAACGATTGATTAAAAATTACTTAGACTTTTTTCCTGAACGAGTACGTGAAGCCTTTGGCTTTACTGGCACTTTAGGTGTAGTTAATTTGTCTGGATTTCCAATATTTTTTTTACTTGGATATTTTGGAAGCGAAGCGCGTTTTGAATATCCTTTAGCCTCTAGTTCAGTACGTTGAGAGTTATCTTTAATTTTGCGAGCAGTTCCCGTAACTTTTTTGCCAGACATGTATTCAACAACTTGTCCTTTTTTATTTAAAGTTGTAGAACCAATTGTTCTACGACCAGTTTTTTCTGCATTTGCTTTTAACATTGCTTTATTAACAGATTTTTTAACTGGTCGAGAAACAGAACCACCTACTCCACGGGTTCCACCACCAATGCTTTCAATTTTAATTGAACGAGCCATAATAGTTCCTATCCATAGTTTTCTTGCCATTGCTCTTGGAATGCTTCGTCA